GGGGGCTCGGGCATGGTACAACATTTCCCATCCTTGCAGTGCAAGTGGGATATTCCTTGGGAGTTCCCAAGGGAGACCATAGGAGCTCTGATGCCCTTGGCTTTGACAACCAAGAGTCGTCCCATCATGCCAAAAAGCATGAAGGGGACACTCGTGACCACTCAGTATAGGTATAAATTACCTCCCTTAGCTCCCGTTACAACGAGAGCTGAGATACTGACTGGCAAGGTCAAGGGGATGCAGATTACTGCATCGGAGAACCATCCCGGTTGGGCGGACGCAAGTCCGATGGACGGGGATGTTGGTGGACCTTTTTCTTCTGACTTGAGCCGTTGTGATTTCGGCGGCTCAATGACGTTGACTGGTTCTACTGTTGACAAAGATGGCGTTGGTTATACAGCGGTCTATCAAGGCCCCTGTATTGCCTGCGATCCGAGTCAAGCGTATTTCCAGTGGCCCTCGCCTACCGTCGGCAGTGATGCCGTCCTTAAGGCGTTGGGTACGAAGGCTATTGCCATCGTAAAGCCCACCAATTCCATCGCCGACGCGGCTACAGCCTTAATTGAGCTGTATCGCGAGGGCCTACCTAAGATGGTAGGCTCTGCTCTATGGAAAGAGAAAACCTCGAAAGCACGCCGTAAGGCTGCTGGCGGGGAATATCTTAACATAGAATTCGGTTGGAAACCACTTGTAGGCGACATTCAAGACGTCTACAAGGCCATCAAAACGTCCGATGCTGTTATGAAACAGTACGAACGTGACGCTGGCAAGGTTGTTCGACGGAAGTTCGAATACCCATCAGTTGAGACAGCCTCTACCAAAACCGTTCTACAGGGTGCCCGCGGCTACACGCCAGTGGGCAGTAGTATCCTGTTGAAGGATGGTGGAGCAGTCTCGGGTGCTCTGATTCAGACTGACCAGTTGTTCCAGCGTACTTGGTTCTCAGGAGCTTTTACCTATCACCTTCCTGGTGACTGGTATAAGCGTGGGTCATCCAGTAAAATGGATGCCCTCCTTGGAACCGATATTACGCCGGCGGTCGTCTGGAACATCACTCCTTGGAGCTGGTTCGCTGACTGGTTTGCTAATACCGGTGATGTTATTTCAAACCTCACCGATATGGCCCAGGACGGACTGGTGTTGAGATACGGATACATCATGCAGCACACTCGTGCTGTTCGGACGTATTCGTACGTTGGTTCCTCACCTTATCAGTGTGGAGCCATCCCTACGCCTATAACTTTGACTGTTGAGTCAAAGCGTAGGCTTAGGTCATCCCCCTACGGTTTCGGCATTACTTGGCAAGGCTTTTCGCCTCGTCAACTTGCCATTCTTGCTGCTCTCGGCATCAGCCGATGAGTAGTAAGGGGACGTGTCACCATGTCACAACGCCAATGGAGATCATACTGATCTCTAGGAGTGATGCCTATGTCATTCACCGATCCGCTTTCGATCACTATCTCGGGTACGACGACCCCGTTGCCGCGCACGTCAGTGGGCGATGACGAGTCTGAGTACACGAGTAGCGATGGCCTCATCAAGGTGACGTCTTCCCATAACTATGGGAAGCGCACCCGAAGGATGCTACGGATCGACACTTCCAAGGTCGCCCCGGATCCGTTCCGGCCGTCGGAGAATGTCAAAGTTTCGATGAGTAACTACATCGTCTTTGACCTTCCGCCGGCTGGGTATACGGCTACCGAGGCGAAGGCAGTGTTCGATGGCTTTAGGGCCATGTTCGCTGCCACCACGGACCAGCAGATCGTGAAGTTGCTGGGCGGAGAGTCTTAACAGACTCCTTAGCCCGTGACTTCCGATGATGCTGGAGATGATGAAGCGAGGGAGTCGCGGTGGGTCGATCTATCTCAAGATCGGGCCCCTAGACCCCTACGACGCTCAGGCGACAAGCCTGGCCGTCGAGCTACGGATATTCACTTCACTGCGCCGGCGACACGTAAAACTGTCGTGGTCAGTAATGTGATAGTCGCAGCATGCGTCATCATCAGTGAGGTTGCACCAGACATCTGTTATAGATGTATCGTGAACCTGTGAATAGAGGAGCTTGCTCCTTGTGATATAGGCAGGGATTAGCCACCTTCAATTAGATTGGAGGGACTATGAAAAGCCTGATATCACTCTGGTCCTGTACGGCCAATGATATGGCCGTACGATGTTGCACCAGCGCCACTCGTGACATAAAAACTGTCACGAGGCGAACCGAACACGAGGGGTTATCGTTTTTGGCGATAACCCTGGCGGACTTTGGAAAAGCTACCCAAAAGTGGCTTGACCAAGGTTTCGTCGTTCCTTCGGACTGCCCTTCTTTTAAGAAGAGCGGTCGTAGTGGTCTCCCCGTATTTCTACGAGGTTTCCTTGAACGTGTGTTCGATTCAAGTAGTGGCGTGCTGCTGGATGAACCTGACATTGAAGCAATCATCGCAATCAGACAGTTAACACTGTTTGTTGGGAAGATCGCCCTTCCGTCTGACTCCCGGGAGGGGGCCAGAACTAGGACTGTAAGTCCTAGACGCGAAAGGCGAGCAATGTCAGAATATGTCCAGTGTGAGCACGATGTCAAGGTATCAGATTCTCTTCTTGATCCTCAGTATCTTGCTGAGTTCAAGGATATGTCTGATATGCTTTTCTCTGACCTATTTGCCAAATTAGATAGAGATATCTATTGGCAGAGGCATGTAGGAAAGCACGGTCCTGGCGCAGTCGCAGATCGACTTTCCAGTAATGGAAAGTGGAATCTGCGGTCATGGCCTGCTCGGCTTCAACGGGTATTCCCTGCTGAAGCGTTTCTGTCCCCAAATCATCATTTCGATGATGAATTAAGGCAGGAGCTTGACATCGTCGAACCCGGTTCTGAGATACCCGTTAGGGTTATCACAGTTCCTAAGACGCTCAAGACACCTCGAGTCATTGCTGTAGAACCTGCTGCTATGCAATTTGCACAGCAGTCGGTTCTGGCTTTGATCAAGAGTGCAATCCGAGAGGATGACTTCCTCTCGGGCGCAATCGGACTTGACGACCAAATCCCTAATCAGGAGATGGCTCGCCGTGGATCACTAAAAGGTGATCTGGCTACACTCGACTTGAGTGAAGCATCCGACCGTGTCTCGAATCAGCATGTACGAACCATGATGGAAGACTTTCCTCATTTGCATGAGGCAGTCCAATCCTCACGGTCTCGAAAGGCTGATGTACCTGGTCACGGAGTGATCCGTCTGGCCAAGTTCGCCTCTATGGGTTCAGCTCTCTGTTTCCCTGTGGAGGCTATGGTATTTCTTACCGTAGTCTGCCTTGGAATTCAAAGAGAGCTCAGCACTTCACTCACCCGTAAAGACCTTCGAGGTCTTCGGGGTAAGGTGCGTGTCTTTGGGGATGATATTATCGTCCCCTCAGACTATGTGCTGTCCGTTGTGGACGAACTGAGTGCTTTTGGGCACAAAGTTAACGTCGACAAGTCTTTCTGGGCCGGAAGGTTCAGAGAGTCTTGTGGTAGAGAGTACTATGACGGCCATGACGTTTCAATCGTCAGGATTCGCCAAGTACTACCTACACAACGGCAGGATGCTGCTGGCGTTAATGCGGCTGTCAAACTTAGGAACCTTGCTTATTGGCAAGGCCTTTGGAAGACGGCCAGTTGGCTCGACGACTATTTGGATAGGCTCCTTGGAGTCTTCCCAAATGTTGCACCAACATCGCCACTGTTGGGCAGGGAGTCTGCACTGGGATACCAATTCCAGCGCCTTCACCCTAATTACCAGAGCCCCCTCGTCAGGGGCTACTACCTGGTAGCCAAGCCCCCTCAAGATCATCTTGAGGGTGTCGGTGCCCTTACCAAGTGCCTCAACATGTCCGCTCCCGCATTCGAGAATAAATTCCTCGAACACAAAATTGCGGATAAGCACATGGTCACTGTTGAAAGCAGTGATACCGAGCACTTGGAGCGTTCTGGACGTCCCAAGCACGTCAACATCAAGCTTGGATGGAGGTCACCGTATTAATGCGGTGATCGGGGGGTTTAGCCCCCTGCAGGAGATGACGTAGTCATCTACCGACTCCATCCCTTG